AAGCCTGTAGAAAAAGGTGATTGGCAATGTCGTCTTTGTGAATATAAAAACGTTTGTTATCAAGATTAACAAACAAATAAATAAAAGATTAATTAAAAATGAAACACAAATATTATATAGATATACATGTGCATGGTATTGATAAATCAATTCTTGGGCCTTGGACTTTTGAAAAAGCTTCTAAGTTCTGGGTTCGAGAATTATACTCACATGCTAAAACTAAAGTTAATCCAAAAAACGATTTTGTTTTTTCAGGAGCCTTGTACTTAAGGCAAGATGATGGCACTAAATGGATTTTAGGTAAGAAAGAGTCAGTTAAAATTAAATATGATAAAATACAACGATCTTGTTTTTAGTCTTGAAGATGCATCGCAAGTAAAACTTTCTACTAACGATGTATTGTTACAACCTTCTATTGGTCTTTTAAAATCTAGATCTGAAGCTATTATTGATTCATCTTTTATTTTTTCCAGTCCCATGGATGTGGTTACTGGTTTAAATATGTCTGAAGCTATGATTGCTGAAAATCAAAATCCAGTATTTTGTAGATTTTTACCTTTAGATCAAAAAGTTAAAGCTATTTTAAAATTTCATTCTCAAGAAAATTTTTGGTATAGCGTTGGAGCTTTTGATTCCGATTGGGAATTAATTGAATATTTAAAACAAACTAAACAACTTCCAGAAGATTTTTATTTAAATATATCTGTAGATGTAGCCCATGGTGCTACTCAAGAAATGGAAATAATATATGAAACTTATTCTAGGTTTTCTTGGTGTAAAAATTTAATGTCAGGTACTGTAGCAACCCCTGGGGCAGCGGAATTTGTTCATACCGCTGGTTGTAATCATGTTCGCATTGGAATTGGCCCTGGTAGTGCTTGCAGTACAAGAATCGTTACTGGTTGCGGTTATCCTAACCTTTCGGCAGTTTATGAAATTTATCGTTATTTTCAATTTCAAGAATATAATAACTTTAAATTAATTGCCGATGGTGGAATTAAAAATACTGGTGATATTGCAAAATATCTAGCCGCTGGAGCTAATGGCGTGATGATAGGCAGTATGCTTTCAACTATATATGAGTCAGAAGGTTGGATTCGTCCACTCTTTTCTAAACCTTATAAATATTATAGAGGACAAGCTTCTGCTGAATTTCAAAAAGATAAGCGTGGTAAAATTAATGGTGTTCCAGAAGGTGTACAAAATAATAAAAAAATACACCCAACAAAATCTTTTTATACTTTTAATAAAGAAGTTAAATCTGCTTTAGCTTCTACAATTTCTTATTTGTCTATAAAACAAATCTCAGATTTAAAACCTGAAAATGTAAAATTTGTAAAAATTACATCTAGTGGTTTTAATGAGAGTCGCCCACATATTTTAAATTAGGAGATTTCTATTGTACATCACAGATGTTGATGAAGTAGTTTCTTTATTACGATCCAAACTTACAGATTATTTATCTTTAAAGTTAAAAGAAGATTTTTCTTCTACTAAAAAATTTAAATGTTTTGCTCATGATGATTCCGATCCTAGTATGCATATTAATCCAAAAACTGCGAATGAAACAGTAAAATGTTTTTCTTGTGGTTTTCATGGTGATATATTTACTGCTGCAAATCATTTTGATAATTTACCTTTAAATGGTCCAGAGTGGCTTAAAGTTACTATTCCTCAACTTTGTGATGACTTGGATATTAATTACTCTCCAGGTTCTTTGACACAAGAAGACAGAGAGAGAATCTCTTTATTTAAAATTGCTCAAGATATTTCTGATATTTTGGGTTCTTTATCTATTCAAGATAATGATTATGCTGTCGAGAGAAATTGGATTCAACGTTATGTCCCTCTAGGTAGTATTGATCCCGACCTTTTGATTAATAAACTTATTGAAAAAGGGTGGGATTCTTCTTATATTGCTACTACAAATTTAATTAGAACTAGATATGTTTCTTATTTTGGCGAAGATAAATTAACTTTTCCAATTAAAGATCATTGTAAACGCACTGTTGGTTTTATTTGTAGAAATTTAAATTATCAAGAAGATGGTTTACCAAAGTATATTAATACTCCTGAGTCTGTTATTTATAAAAAGAACCAAGCTCTTATGGGTATTGATGTAGCTTATAGAGAAGCTAAAAAATATGGTCTTTATGTTGTCGAGGGTCCAGGCGACCTTATGCAACTTTATCGACTTGGTATTTTGAATGCAGTTGCAGTTTGCGGTACTGCTTTTACTGAAAATCATTTATTGTTTTTAAAGCAAATTGGTATTCGCAAAATATATCTTAACTTTGATTGGGATCAAGCAGGTTATGCTGCTACTCACAGAGTTTTAGAAAACATATTAAAGTCTATTTCTGGTTTTTCTGTTTATGTAGTTTCTGCACCTGAAGAAGATGTTAAGGACGTTGATGATTACCTTAAGAATCACGACGACCCTTCTACTTATCTTTCATTAGAAAAAGTACCTGCTTTTAATTGGCAACTTACTTCTTTTTCAGATAGTGAAACACCAGATGTTATCTGTCAAAAGATGATTCCTATTATTGCAGCAGAAGAAACTGGAGTAAAACGTGAGCTTCTTATTAAAGAGCTTGCTCAATATACTACTGTTTCTACTACATCTATTACGGCAGATGTTAATGCTATTCGCAATAATAAATTTTCAGAAAAAATAGATAGAATTAAATTGTCAGCAGAAGCATATATGAGAGCTGTGTCTGAAGATCCAGATAATATCAGATCTCATGTTGCTATGCATGAACAAAACATTGAGCTTATAGAAAAAGAATTTAAAACTGATTCCATCGGTATTAATTATCAGCTTAATAGATTCGAATCCATTCAAGAGCTAAGAGAGCAAGCTGGAGATGATGAAGCTGCTACTTCTTTTAAAATGAATTATTTTAGAGAGTTTGCAGACAATATGAATGGTGGTATGCCTTGGACTACTGGCAGCTTAATGTATGTCGGTGGTCGTGCTAACTCAGGTAAAACTGCTACTTGCCTTATGATAGGTACTGATATCGCTATGAGTGATGAAAACGCTTTAGTTATTATTCACTCTACTGACGATTCTTATGAGCAAATTGAACCTAGAATTAAAACTAACATTTATAAAATGGCCTTTCCAGATAGTATCCCTCTTACTATTGGTATGGTTGTTCAACCTAAATTTCATTTATCTCAATTGCCTGAAGAATATACAGCTGCTTTTAATCAAGCAAATGAAATATTTAGAGATTTGATTGAGCAAGAGAGACTTGTTATTATTGACTCTGAAGATGGCGCTAATCTTTCTACTTTGGAAAGAAATGTTCGCTATTACAGAAATAGATACCCTAATCGAAAAATCTTAATGGTTTGTGACAATACTCATAACTATATGGATTTTATGAATATGGAACAATCTAGTCGGATGACAATGATTTCGAATCAACAAAAGAACCTTACTGTTAAATATCATGCTTGCATGATTGCTACTGCTGAGTATCGTAAAAATATGCCTATGGATCACAGCAAACTTCGTTTACCTGTAGATGATGACCTTGCAGATGCACGTGCACTAATGTATCGTCCAAACGTTATTTGGCATGTTTACAATGACATGCACGATCGCAAAGAGCACGCAGAAATCTTTTGGAAAGACGAAGAAGGTAATATCAAACCTAGACTTCTTTTACACTTTACAAAGAATAAAATATCTGGTTTCAAAGATAAACTTATTCTTGATCTTGACCCTAAGACTGTTTCTCTTTCTCCCAAAAGTAGAGAATCTGCTTTGCAAGAAGCAGAGACTTTTAGAGATCTAAAAGATTCTGGGTATGTACAAACTGATGGAAAACAAATAAAATATGTTCGTGCTGAAGAGTACGATCAAGATTATTAAGGATTCAAAAATGCCTCAAAAAAAATCAATGGGTGTATATTTATACTCTAACAAAACATATTATTATTTAGAAGCTGGAGATAACCACATCGGTAATACTCTGGATAGGGTTCGTAAAGCGTTAATTCAACGCGGCCTTATTCAGGGTCTTACTGATGCTCCAATGGCTGCTTCGTACGATATTCTTTCATATGAAGAAGCTGTTAAAAAAGATTATTCTTTGCAACCTATATTTATTTCTAAACATGTAGAAAATATGTATAAGTCTAAAGAGAATAAAAATTCAGGAGCTTTTAAATGAAAGAACTTAAAGAAAATTTACAAATCTTAGCTATTGTTTTTGCTACTGGTTTTTTCTTTGGTATAGTTTTTTATACTTTTGTTTTAAAAAGACCACCAAGGCCTCATTCAGAAGTATGTAAACTAGATATTGCTCAAGTAAAATCTTTAAAAATTCAATTAACAGATTCTAATAATCTGTGTTTGCAGAAAATAGATGCTGCTGTAAAAAT